ATACTTGATATCTACCTGCTAATGTACCGATTCTTTCGATACCCATGTTGTACTGGTCTTGCTCAGGAGCTGCGTTTGATACGTGGAAGTACTCCAAGTCATCAAAGATTGCACTGATTTCAGAAGATACAACAATCCAGTTTGCTCCACCTCTTAAAGTAGACTTGTGGATTTGTGCTGAAATTTGGTTGATTGCTGTAATCAACGTTTGGTTCCAGTCCTTTTGAGTGTACTGAGTTAATGGAGTTGCAGTTGTGCCTCTCTTCCAACCGTTGTAGTCCCATCTTAAAGTCCAAGCAGCACCTTTTCTAAGGTCTCTCAAGATTTCTCTGTCGATTTCAGCTGCCACCTGCTCAGACAACAAAGCTGTCAATTCAGCTTCAGCGTCGATGTTGTGGAATGCTGATACGTCTTGAGCCATTTCAGGTGACCATTGTGCTCTTAACTTTCTTTCTGTAACAGAAACAGTTACTGACTCAAGGTCAAACGATACTTCACCAATTCTATCTTCGAATTCCAATTCTTTGTAAATTCTGTAAGTAGTTGTGAACTGTGAACTTGCAACTGTTGAACCGTCAGCCACTGTAGTGTAACCTGAGTAACCGTCAAATGAACCTGCTCCGACAGAACAAGGAACTTGGAAGTCGATTTCAAGGTAAATCTTACCGTCAGAGTCACAAATGTTGTCATAAGAACCACCGTTAGCAGTGTTAGACGAACCGAATGCTGGTGTTGATGTTCCACCGTACTCAACGATACCTTTACCGTATTTCTGAGTTACAACTCTGAACAACAAGTTACCTGTAACCGCTGACCATGGAGATGTACCAGATTTTGATGTGATTGTCAAATCAGAAAGGAATGTTTCTGTGTCGACTGTGTTACCATCAGGACCCATCAATTTACCGTATGAACCAGCGTTTGAGAAACCTGACATAACGATTAATACTTTTCTGTATTCACCTGCAGTGTAACCTGAGTTAACTAATGAATCGCCTACCCATACTACAGTTACGTTTGGTGCAGTTACAGAAGAAAACTGACCTTTAGAGTAGTCGAATAATCCTGGTGGGTCAAGAGCTGGTTCGTTACCTTCGTAGAATCTATCGTAAAGGTCTTTACCATTGTCTGAACCATAACCCTGATTAGGTGAGTTCTCACCCGAATCAACTGCTTCAGGTGAACCGATTGGTGCGTAGTGGATAGTTCCGTTAGCTCCGTCAACGTATTGTTGAATTTTAGGTACGAAGTAGAACAATTTACCGATAGGTAAGTTCATAGCTTGTACTGATACGATATCGTTAGCCAATAATTTAGAGAATACTCTTCTAACGATAGGGAAAACAACCGTCTCAAATGAACCTGTGTCAGATGTAGACGATGCTTCGTTGATTAAGTGAGAAGCTTGGTTTTCGTAAAGTTGAGCCACATTTTCTCTCATGTGACCTTTCAAACCTTCCAAGAAACCTAACTTATCCCATTTGTTGATTGTGTCTTCTTTGATAACTTTCAAGTGCTTAAGACCGATGTTACCAACTAAGCCTGATTCTAATAATGCTCCCATTTTAGTTTTTATTTAGTTTTGTTTTAGTTTATTTTTATTTTTGTAATTTACTCATTAAATCTTTCATTCTTAAGAACTGAGGATTTTCATAAGTTTTTGACTCAATAAGGTTTGTAGAAGCTCCTCTTGATGGAGTCTTAGCAACTTTAGATTCAACTGATTCAGAAATAGTTGAAGTTTCTTTGCTTTGATACTCTTCTTTCAAACTCTTATAAAGAGTCTTTGATTCTTTTAAAGTTTCGACTGTATCGAATCTTCTCAAAATGTTAATTTTTTCTTGTTTTGTTGTTGTGTGCTCAGTGAACAATCTTGTTGCATAAGCTAAGTTTGAATTGAAAACAGCAACTTCATTTAATTTTTCTCTGAAAATATTTAATGCTTTTCTGTATTCTTCATTTTTAGCTCTCAAAGATTCTACTTCTTTAGCCATCTCACTTTCAGATACAGTTCTTACCTTTTGTTTTGGTAAACCGTGTCTTTTTGGGTCGTTCTTAGAACCATTACCCAAAGTACGAGCCGCTTCAGTTGTTTCAGCATCTTCTTCCTCTGACATTTCGAATGACTTCTTTTTCAAGTTCATACCAACACCCTTAGGTTTAATAGTCATGTCGCCTTCTTTCATTTCACCTTCTTCCATTTCAGAATCTTCCATTTCAGATAAATCAAATGATTTTTTACCAAGGTTCATTCCCATACCTTTTGGTTTAATAGTCATAGACTCCTCAACCTCACCTTCGAATGCTTTTGTTTTTTTAGTCATACCTTTTTTTGTTGTGTAATCTTTATCACCTTTATGGGTTTTTGATTTTTCACCCTTTCCCATTCCGTAGTCACCTTCACTCATTTCTTCGTACTCTTGGTCAGAAGATTCATCTTCATAATCTTCCATTTCGTCTTCGTCTTCAGAAATTTCGATTTCGTAAACTACATCGTCTTCTTCGTACATCTCATCCATTGTTTCTTCTTCGTCCTCACCTTCTGTGTGAATTTCATATTCAACATCAGAGTTAGTGTCCTTAAGGTGAATTGAATCTTCATCCTTAGAAACAATAATACCATCTTCTTCACCCATAGCTTTGAAGACTTTTAAGATTTCATCATCAGACGCAGTTCTAAGGTCTAAAGGTAATAGAACTTCTTCTTCGTCATCTACTTCCAATTCACCACCAGGTAGGTCCAAAGACATAAGGTCTTCTTCACCATCTAATGTTTCATCAGAAAATTCATCGTCAGATTCTTCATCGTCAGATTCTTCATCGTCCATGTCAAGTTCAGCTTGTTCTTCCATTTCGTGAGCGTGCTCACCTTCTTCCATTTCTGATACTTCTTCCATAGACTCCGCTTCTTCAACCTCCTCAAGAGATTCCTTTACTAGTTCACTGATTTCTTCCTTCATTGTTGAAGCAAGTATTCCTTTTGCATTTTGAGTTACGGCTTCTTCCAAATTTTTCATTTGTAAAAGTGCCTCTTCAACTAAAGATTTTTTTTCGTTTTGCATTTTAGTTTTAAGCAAGAGTTTGTTTATTTTACTAAATAAATATCTCACTTTTAAAAAAAGTTTATTTTCAAACAAAAGGGCAAAAAAAAATCGGGTTTTAACCCGATTTAATTTTTAATTGATTTAATAATTTTTTTTATTCGAAAACTTCGTCAATCTTACTTTCACTCACAGATGTGATTCTCCAATCGTAAGTAAAACCTTCAAACTTTTTAGTGACTTTAGCCTCTACGTCAGTGACGCTGAAACCTCTAACCAACTTTTCTTCTCTAATTTTTTTAACTTTGCCAGTGTCAGAATCAACCAAGTCATACTGAATTTTGGCTACAAAATATTTTTCGTCCATAATTTTAAGTTTTTTTTAATAACCTAAATAATCGGAAAGTCTTCTCATTAAGTCAACAGACTTATCATTTTTTGTAATGTTCTCAGGTGACTTTTTTTCCTCTTCTAAGTTTTCCTCATACTTGTTTCTATCTTCTTTGTTCAAGAACAAATATGCGCCAGGCGTAGATGGTGATGACACTAAGTCAAAACAGATAAGTTCAAAATCATCTTGTACTTCGTTTTGTTCACCTTTCTTGGCCAACGAACCAATACCTCTTGATGATACCCCCATTGTAACACCTTGTCTCATAAGGTTAGCTGCAACATCACCGGGTGACGATACAATACCTCTTTCGTGAAATCCTGGTGTGGTAAGTAATTTAATCTTACCCATAAGGATATTACCTTCCCACCATACATCGGTGATAAGGTGTGATACTCTTTCCAAGTCAATCAATGAAGATTCAGGGTGATTTAGTTCGGATATTGAAAGACCTTTGTTGATTGCTTTTTTGTATTTATCAACTTCTCTTTTTAATATCCTTTCGGGATAAACTCTACCATTTCTATTTGGTACACCATATTTTTGAAGTGTTGCGTAAAACTCAAAAGGCTTTGAATGTTCTAACTGACCATAAGATTCTCTTATAACTTCAGCATTTCTGAATTCACTTGGAGATACTGTTCCTGCATCCCACTCAACTAATATACCATTTCCTAAATCGTTTGGACCTAATACTCTCATTGTATTTTTTTATAATAAATACTATGGAATATCAAATGTTTTTTGTTTTTGATTTTGATAGTTGAAAATATTCCGACCTTAGAAGTTCATCTTGATATACTGACTTAGCAATTTTTTTGATTTTTTCTTTTAATATTTGTGATTTGAATTCAAGTGAATCTTTCAAAAAAAGTGTGATTTCTAAACTCATGAAACTTTTCTTGTTTAGTTGTATCCCACTTGTGCGTAGGTCTAAATCCACTATTGAGTTTTTTTCGAATACATCTTGGTCGATAACTTCTAACAGATTATGTTTAATTTGTCTGTTTAAATTTCCAGTTACTCGGTCCCAATTTTCTACTTCTTTTATGGGTTCGACCCAAGATTGTATGTTTATGTAAAGTGATTTAAAATTTATTGAATCTACGGTTCCGTACACACATTTCGCATTATCAAAAATTGATAACTTCGATGTTTTTCCTTTTTTCATTTATTGTTTCATCTAAGAAGTTTTATTGTTAGATAAATTATAAACAAAAAAAGATTGTTTGTCAAAAACTTCCCAAGTTCAATTATATTTATTAAAATAGTATTATGATAGTAATAGAAGTACAAAAAGGTGAAAGTATTGAGAAAGCTCTCAAACGTTATAAGTACAAGGTCATTAAGACCAAACAGATTGATATGTTACGTGAGAGACAGGAATTTGTCAAAAAATCAGTAACTAAAAGAATGAAAAAACAAAAAGCCAAGTACAAACAATATATCCAACACATGGAAACAAAATAAAAAAGTCCGACTAAGTCGGACTTTTTCTTTATAACCCTTGTTCTAATTGTTTTAGTTTATATAACGAAATCAAATCAGATTCACTTTCTTGTATTTTTTTGATTGTACTACCAATCTTTTCTTTTAACTCAGAATCTTCTGATTCTGCTATCTTATCTGACAATTTAGATATTACGCTTTCTTTGATTGATTCGATTTCTTTTGAAATTTCTTTTTTATTCAAGGACAATAAAGATTTTAATTCTTTTTTCTCTTCTTCAGAAATGTTAGAGTATTCTTTATTGAACGTATTTGTAACAATTTTCAACATAGACGAAAGTGGAATGTTCACACTTTCTTGAACCTTCTCTTTCTTTGATGATATTA